GTGCATCACTACCTACGAGAATAATCCAGTCATATGCGTCAATATCAATCTCGATATCGCAGTCTCGTTTTAGTACTTTTTTCAGGTTCGGGTCAGAGCAGAGCTGATATTGATCAAACTCGAACTCCTCATCAAACTCTTTCTTAAAATTTGTTCTACTTGGTTTCGTTTCTACTAATGCAACTTTAGGCATATAATTTTCTCTTTAATGTTTGTACTGATTTTAAGGGTAGTGCACCAGGGTCTGTGTCCTTTAGCCCTACATTTCGTGATGTCAAGCCTACTCGCTCTACCATCTCTTTTACTTCTTTAGCGGCATCCTGCCCTGCGGTATCTCCATCGAAGAAAATTATTACTTCCTCTACACCTTGTATCGAAAGCATTCGCAATTTATCTTCATTTATGTTCTTTGTTCCAAAGGTACAAACTGCGTTAGTTAGTCCTTTATCATGTAAATTTACCATATCATATATACCTTCTACTAAGATAATGGAACCTTGTATCGGCTCTACTATAGGGTATAGAGGTAGCTTTGCACCCGCAGGCGAGATCATGTACTTAGGTGTACCGCCTGTAGTGTGACGGCCATTAAAGGACACAATACGCCCTGATATATCTCGTACAGGGAACACAATGCGACCAATATGGTCAGTGTCGTGGTGTTGGAACGCTTCAAATCTTTTATAGGTCTCTGGTTTAATATCTCTCCAGTTGCCTACATATGGTACACTACCTTTAGGAAACGACAAACCAACCGACTCAGACCTTTTTTCTCTAATACGTTTTTTGAGTAGCTCTCGTCTTAGTTGTAATTGGTTTGCCTTTTCGCCAAAGTGTGTAAAAATGTTGCCTTTGTATCCGCATGAAAAACAGTTAAATATACCTGTGATTTTGTCAATGCGCATACTAGGACTGCTGTCTGCGTGTTCAGGATTTAGACAGGTAACAATAGCATCTGCACCTTTCGGTACAAAGTATACTTGTCTTGATACTAATAGTTCTTCTACTGTCAACGTCCAATATCCTTAATATTTTCTTTACTGATTACTTGGTACGCGCCCTTGTTATATGCAGGGGCTACGGTGAAGTCTGCACCGGCAGTGTAACTACGGTCTACAGCTTCGCAAGATCCGCCCATATGTAAGGCAGAGCTATAATGTTTGGTGTCTCTACGATAGGTATCGGAGACTTCCATAGGTTCAAACTTGGGGGTGTATCGTTTAGACTTAGGCAAAGGCTTTCGCTTCCTGCCTGAGTAAGAGTGTCGTAAACTACCGAATGTAAGTGCCATTTGCTTTCTCCCTTCAAAGTATCCGTATATTATACGCAAGAAGAGATAAAAAGTCAAGAAATATTTTTATATATCATCAATGGATTCGCCAGTCTTGTGCGAGGAATCGTCTTTCTCTTGCGGAGTCATAGCAGTATCAGGGCCAATCTTTAGGCTATCCCAATCTACTGTAGAAGTAAACGATTTCATAGAAGCAGAGCGCATCTTTACACAATTGAATGTAATACATTCGTCTTCGTGATCCCACGTTTCTAAGGTATATGCAGCATCTGCAGCATCAAGAATACCTTTAGCGAATCGTGCTTCACCAGTTGCGTCTGTTTGATATGGAGATACGACAGTGCAGTCATACTCCTGTGCCATTGACTTCAATGCTTTACTTACTTCGATCTGTTCTGTCCAATCATATTGACCACCACGAGATGGAAGACTCGACCGCTTTACCTGATTAATATAGTCTACGATAATGACACCAACATTCAGAGCTTTGACTTTTTTGTCTAGCTCGGCACGAATTTTGGAGAGAGTAAGAGACGCATCATACACGATGTCCAGCTGTTGAGTCGGGAGGAGCTCACAGGTGTTCTTCAGTGATGTATGCAACTTATTAAAGTCACGATGTATTCTATATTCCTTCAAGCGGTCTTGTCCATCAACATAACGATTTGCCCACCATGTAGCTACTTTTTCCCACTCGGCAAGACTCAGGTTTTGAGTACGTAGACGAGAGAAAGGAACTTCGGTAGCAATGGAACAACATCGTTGAAGGATAGAACGGCTATCCATTTCAATAGTGAAATACATAGCCGATTTACCTGAAGCATATACTGCATTAGCAATATTAGCACATATTACAGATTTACCAGCACCTCGTTTACCACCGAACATAACAAGGTCTCTGGGTGAGAACTGTATTTCGTAGTCGTACTCTTGATTGAGTCCCAAGGGTATATATCTGGCTAAATCTTCTTCTGGCTCGAACAGTTCAATACGTTGCATACTTTCCTGCGGATCTTCCAAATCAACCTTGTCTTCGACATCGAGTACGATTTGGTGAAGATGATTAACAGACTCCTGAGCATTTTCAAA